CGGATCGGCAAGAGTTCCTCCAGCCAGCGTGATGCGGCCGCCGTTGATCTGATCGGCCATTTGCCCGATGATCTGCGCGAGGTTGGCGACGTGGACCGCGCCGAGCGCGTTGTCGTCTTGGCCATCCATCACCTTCTGCAGTTCTTCCCACGCCTGCCCGAAGGCGGCCATGAGCGTGCCGACGTTTCCCGCCACCGCCTCGTGCACGTTCGACGCAGCCTGCGCCTGGGTGTTGGCCGCCTCGGCGGCGTTTTTCGCCACCACTGCCGCATCTCTCGCGGACTCTGCGGCGGTCTTGGCGCTTGCGGTCGCGGCCACATCGGAGTCGAAGGACCCCAGATCTATGCGATCAGCGGCTGCGACGGCCCTGTCGGCATCATCATCTGCCGCTGAAGCCGCAGCCAAGGCTGCATCGCGCGCAGTCTCGATGTCCGCAAGCGCCTCCACCATCTGGTCATAGGTCGCGTAAGCCGGGAGATCGAGATACACGGTTTCACCGTCGCCGATCTTGGTGCGGCCGGTGTCGGTCTCGAAGGCAAGCTCGCCCTGCGCGAGGACGGGGTTAGCCGCCGCCCACTCGGCGGCGAGGCCACGGCGCATCTGAATTCTGGCGAGAACGGTGGTGGTCATCAAATCGCTCCATCAATACGGCCATCAATGGTCCGCACGGTCGTCGTGGTGGTGGGGCTTCCGCAATCGAGGGTCACGCCGCCCTCGTGGTCGGTGTCGGGCGCACCGCCATCGAGGGTCGGGAGTTCGTAGGGCACGACGATCTCGGATTGCGTCGGGTCGGGGAGCTTGAACGGGCTCTTGCTGAAGAACAGAACACCGCTCACGGCTTCCACCCGCAGAGCTTTGCGCCAGCCTCGTTATGGGTGAGGATCTGCCGCTTGGTGCCGTCCGAGAGGGCGTCGGCGCGAGAGGGGCGAATGGGCTTGGCCCAATCGCAGTCATCCTTGAAGGCCGGGTTAGTCGCGCATCCACTTATCGAGACGGCGATCAACGCGAGCGTCAGGAGCCTTGGCGATTTCATTTTGGATTTCCTCGGCCTTCTTGGCGGCGGTCTGCTTCTGGGCCTCGCGCTTCTCGACATAGGCGGCCTTCCCGGCGGCGCGACCCTTGAGGAAGGCGATGCCGATGGCGACGACGATGGCACCGGCGGCGGTGATGTAGAACGAGGTGGCCCGCCAGAGGGAGGCGAGCCACCGGAGGATGAGGGGCCAGATCACGGCGTGCGCCCGGTCTGGTGGTCCTCGACGCGGGCCATCTTCGTTGCGATGGCATAGACGATCACCACCGCGCAGATGCCGCCCAATATCCACGGCAGCGCCGGGCCGAGCAGGACGTCGAGGTGGAGGAGATCGAAGGTGCGCTTCACAAGCCCGTTCGCGCGCTCGGCGTTCTCGACGGCGGGCGCGAGGTTTGCGGCCACGGCGGTTGCACCACCGACGACGCCGGTCACAAGCTGGACGTTGGCGGCCTTGATGATCCGCGAGCCTTCGGGCTTGCCGGTGGCGCGCTCCGGCGCGACCGCCCTGGGCGGCGCGCTCGTCAGAGCCTTCTCGAGTTGGGCGTCGATCTCGGGCGAGAGCGGCAGGGAGTTGTCGGCCCGGAAGGCGAGGATCGCAGCGCGGGTCCGGGGGCCATACTTGCCGTCGGGAACGCCGACTTCGTAGTAGCCGAGCGCGCGGAGCTGCTCCTGCACGCTTTTCACGCTCGGCGTCTGGCTCGTCTCCGCGAGGATCGGGCGGCGGATGCCGAGAAGCCGGGTCTTGGCATAGTTGGCGATGGTCACGGCATTGGTCTGGTTGCCGCCGAGTACCTTGATCTGCGTGGCGGTCGCCGCGACGAAGAACGCGACGTGGCCCTGCCACGCCTCCTTGCCGCGCGAGAAGACAACGATATCGCCCTCCTTCGCATCGGCGAGTTCAACGGCAACGCCGAAGTTCAGATAGGACCGGGCGTTGAGAGCCCGGGTCGAACGAAGGCCGGACTTCTCAAGGCAGTATCCGACGAACGCAGCGCACCACGCAGTTTCATCATGTTCGACCCAATCGTGGCCGACGGCGGCATACATTTCCATGATCTTCGGATTGTCGGCAGGGCCAACGATTTCCTTCGTGCCGACGAGATCACGGGCGAGTTTCATGTAATCGGACATGGCTGTTAGGCCTCCGGGTGAATGTTGAAGGGAAGGATGGCGATGACGCCGGGGCGAACCTGTTTCGGAACCGGCCACGGTCCGAAGTACACGCCGATCAGGAACCCGATGGCGGCAAGGCAAACCCCGGCGAGGACGAGCAGGATGGCGAGGGCGAGCGCGTACATGCCGCAGTCGGGCTCTTGCCCGTCCCGCTTTCTCGGGTCGTACATTGGGAACCTCGGGGATTGATGTTTTTGCAACCCGTTTTTGCCAGGCCATAGGAGGCCCGTGGGCGGCCTTGTGGTGTTTCGGCTAGGGCAATCGCTCGCGGCCCGGAGAAGCCCGCCACGGAGCAGATTTCCGGGGGTGGCGTTGATCCTGGCGGCGGGGGTTAGCCCTGCTTCGAGATGCGGTCGAGGAGGAGGTCGTAGAGGCGGTCGAGCTTCTGCTCGAATGTATCGAACCGCCGGGCAATCGCGGGCTGGTCGATCTTGGCAATGTCGAGTTCGAGGAGCCCGACCCGTTTGCGAACGTCGTGAATGTCCGTTCTGATCGCGGAGATATCCCGGGACATGGCGTCTTGATTGTCGGGCACGAACTCTTTCCAGAGCTTGACGATGAGGAGCAGGGCCCCGGCAAGGCCGCCGAGGCCGATGATGAACAGGATCACCCCGGGGAGGTCCGAGACCCACTGTGTTTGCTGCATGACGATTTCCGCGATTAACCGCCGCCCTGGTTGGGCTGCTTCAAGCTGAGTTGAGTGACGAACCCGCCGCCGCGCGAGTAGGTGTGCGTCACGCTTTCGATCCGATACGCACCATCAACACCCGCCCGCGCACCAGAGATGATGCACAGGCCGTCGGGGATCGCTTCGGTGTTCCCCTCAATCGTCACGCTCCCCTCGCCCGCATCCCGTTCCGAGGTCGCCGCGTCGGAGCCGGTCTGCTGCGAGGCCTCGCCCTCGTCCGCCTTCGAGAAGCGGTGAGGATGCCGGGCATCGACCGAGAGCTTGGTCTTCTCCTCGATCTCGTTCCAGATCGCCTTGACCGGATCGTACCAGCGCGCCAGCACGGCGGAGAACTGTGTCCGCCCGAGCGACGGGGAGATATCCCACGAGTGAAGGTTCTTCCCCCAGGCGGCGCGCACGGCGGCGGTGTACGTCCCGCCGCGCTTCGACATGACCGCCTTGTTCCCGGTCACGCGGAAGTTCCCCCCGATCTCGCGGGCGAGGCGTTCGCCCGCGTGGATGAAGCTCTCATCCCGCATGTCGAAGTATTTCCGGACAATCGACGCGAGCGAGGGGTCGATCTCGAACTCGGTGATGCCCGCGAGCTTGCCCGCCTCCTTCAAGATATCGGCGACCGGCATCTCGTCGAAGTGTCGCTGCTGGCCCTCCTTGGGCTTCTTCGTGGTGTCCATCCCCTTCGCGGAGATCGTGAGCGTCCGCCCACTCCCGCGCGAGCCCGCCGACTTCACCTCGTCCACCGTGCCGGTGAACACGACCCGGACCCCCTCGCCTTCCCAGCCGAGCGCCACGACGACCGGAGCCCCGATCTGCGGCATCACGATCCGGCCTTCGGTGTCGTCCACCTCAAGGGTCGCGGTGTCGGAGTGCGTACCGACCTTGTCGGAGACCGAGATCGAGGTGAGGACCGGCGAGAGCGTGGAGGTGATATTGGTCCCGGCAACCGTAACCATGAAGACCGCGCGCTTCGACATTCGGTATCACCAGAGCTTGATTGGTTCGAGCATGGCCGGAGCCCTGGGCGTGGGGATCGGCAGGAGGAAGGTCGTGCCGACCGGGAGATAATCGCCGTGAGCGGCAAGCCCCGGGTTCCGGTCGAACACCTCTTCCACGAGCCCTGGCATGGCGCGCTTGAAGCGCCGCCAGACGATCAGGGACACGGTGATGAATTCGCCCTCGACCCGGATGGTCTCGACCACGTCGCTCATGAGAACACCCCCGAGAAGGCGGAGAAGAAGCTGCCGTTGGACGGCTTGGACGACCGCCGCACCCAGATATCGACCTCGATCACCTTGCCGATGCCGTTGGCGTCGAGAAAGGTTGACCGCTCGCTGACGCTCTCGATCACGACCCACCCCATCTGCGCGCCGTCGCCCCTCATGAGGTAGAGTGGGCGGCCCGCCGCCCGCGCCTGATAGAGCTTCTTCAAGTCGCCGAGGCCCCCGAACTTGTGGGGGAATATCTTGGCCGTGAGAGACCAGCTCTCCGGCCCCTCGCCCACCCATTCAAGGGGCGGGCGGGCTCCGAGGACCGGCTTCTCGACGAAACTCGTCTCGTGTTCGTGTTCGTAGCCCATCACGTTGAACGGATAGACCTCGAACCGGATCGGACCCAGAGCCATCAGCATTTACGCCATCCTCATTCCGGTATCGGAGAAGACCCCCCGGAAGGTCTCGCGAACCTCGTCGCGGAGGACGCGGCGGATTTGCTGGACGACGTCTTCCGGTTCGGTCTTGCCGTTGAATGTCATGTTGAAGACCGGCGCGACCGTGATCGGCCCCGCCTGTGCCGCCGCCCCGGCCTTGTTCACGTAGCCGGAGCGCCCGGCGGTGATCAGTTCCGGCCCCTTCTCGCCGACCATGTAGGTCGAGCCCCGGGAGACCGGCCCGCCGCGCGCACGCGCCGGAGCCGGGACGACCGTTGATCCCCCGCGCGGGGAAACCGCCGGAGTGGGCGTCGGCCCGGAAAAGGTCAGCATGGAGCTGATCTTGTCGCCGATGCCACTCGCCCAATTGAGGATATCGTTGCCGATGGACACAAGCCCGTCGAAGAACGACGTCATGAACTGGCGGCCGATCTCGTAGAGGCTCCCGACCTGGGCGGCGATCTTGGCGGGAAGCTCGGCAAACCAGCGGACGACATTGCCGACCGCCGTGCCAGCCGCCTCGCCCCAGACCCGCCAGCGGTCCGGCGATATCTCGAAGGAGAGCTTGCCGAGCCAGCCGAAGAGCGAACCCACGGCAGAGATCACCGGGTCGAGCATCGGCTTGACCGGGCCGAGGGCGGCAGTGAACGCCGTCCCGAAGGCCGAGAACATCTCCTTGATGCCCGACCAGTTGTCATAGATGAACTTGCCCGCCGCCGCGATGCCGAGGA